GTTGCAGATGAAGAACTTGGGGTCTTCGCTGATCTTGGCCGGTGGTGTGGCCGCAAAGATGATGCTGTCGAACTTCGCCTCGATCTGCTCGAAGAACACCTTGTCGAACTCGATGCGCTCGGAATAAAGTTCATCGGTGTCTTTGTTCTTGGACAAGTACAGGGAGCGATCCATGCCTGACTTGCCCATGTACCAAGTCATCTGGACATAGTGCTCGGGCTTGGCCGCCTTGACGCCCTTCTTCTTCAAGTCAGCAAACGACTTGGCAGAATGGGTCTTGAATTCGAGGACGTGCCATTTCCTGCCACCACTTGGGATGCCTTGGGCGCAGCCGTCCATGTGGCCGCGTGCGTGGCCACCGTGGCCGACAAATCCAAACTGTTTACCGTCGGACGGGTTCACGTCAAAGACCGTGGCACCGATGGCGCGAAGGTCGGCCACCATGCGGGGTTCTTCAAGGTGGCCAGTTTGGAACAGGCGCAGCATGCGACCGTCAAACTTTTCCTTGGAGCCCCATCGGAAGGCGTACCACAGGGCACGCTTGCATTCTTTGCCGATGACCGACGCGCCGAGGTAGCCACGGGACAGTTCAGCGGCCTCGCGCTTTTCGTATTGTTCGTAGATCGCCGTGACGAGTGGATCGGTGTGTGCGGTCAGATCAGCCATGAAACTTCTCCGGCTGGAAGTGATCGCGCAAGAAGGTTTCGGCGTTCACTTCGTTGGTTTTCGCGCTCAACAAGCTGTGCAGGTGGCAGGCGTCAATGTGCAGAGCCTTGCAAAATCCGTCGATGGCTTGGTGCATCAGATCGTGGTCTGGGATCGTGGCGAGGATTCGCACCAGACCGCTTGCAAGCGCCTTCACAAGTTCGGGGCGCTTTGCTGGGTTGTTGTCTTGCGCAAGGTGCTCAACCATCCTTTGCACCTGTTCTTGGTAATCCATAAATTGCAGTCCTTCGGTTCATGTTGGTGCCACCTCTGGTGGCCGTCACGCATACAGGCAGCGCCGCGTTTGCGCCGATCACACGGGGAGTCGCCGTGTGCCTATCTATTACTGGCAGCTTTCGCACGCGCCATTGCTGGCGTCGCAAAAAGTTTTTTCTGGCAGCGCGAAGTCGTCGGTAGATGACGCCAACTTGCTTTTCAGTTCGTAGCCCATGAGAGGCCAGAGTTCGCTTTTGGCGTTGTCAATAGCAACTTGCTCGCCAATAGCCTTGTCGTCGTTCTGCGGTGAAACAGACGCCGACGGGCGGCCAGTGACAGCAAAGCCATTGCGTGTCGTCAACACGGCCCAGCGCAAGACTTGCCCGGATTTCGATACGTGCTTGACGATCTCGGTGTCAACGATGTTGGCCTCGATGTCAGCGGGTGTAATGCGTGTCGCGGTGCTCATGCAACCACCTCCCAGTCTTCGGAAAGCATGTCGGTCTGACTTGCAAGCCACGGCACGAAACCGTTGTCGGCGGTCTTCATGCCGATCCATGCCAACAGCTTGTGGTCGGCTGGCAGAGAGCCCGTGTTGCCGTTCCAGTTGTTGACCAACGAAAGCCACATGCCCTTGCCATTCCAGCCAGCGCGAGCGACCTTGTGGCCCAGCTTCAAAGCCTCGACGGAGAGCCCGAAGGTCATGCCGGTGGTCACGCGATACGCGCGGTCGAACACGTCGGCAGGCGACCACGACACGTAACCAGCGTAGTGGTCAGTGTTGCCACGGCCACCGTCGGTGTACTCGACCAGAAAGCCAGCGTCGTCGCCGTTCTCGTCGGCTGGCAGTTGCCAGCCTCGGAAGACGTTGTACTCAGCACGGGTCATCGGTTTTGCGTTGATGACCTTGACGCCGATGTACTGTTTCATGGCGTTAACTCAGTGGCAGGTGCAACGGGTGCGGGGGTAGCAGACTCGTCGGCAAACTTGTCGGCAAACCGTTGTTGGGCGGCCTTCTCAGCGGCCTTCTCAGCGGCTTCCTTGTGGGCGACCTCTGCGGCTTGCAAAGTCTGCAAGGCGTGGCCTTTGAAACCCTCGTAAAAGCCTTCGGTTTCCTCGCGCATCAGCTTGTTCATGCCTTTGAGAAGCACGTTGACTTGGTGGAAATTCAGCGTGTAGCTGATTGGCACTTCTGCCGGGTTGAATTGTTGAACTGGTGCGTTCATCAGTTTCTCCAGTGGTTTGTTTTTGGGGTGGGCCTACTCGCTGCACCGAATGACAGGCGCCCATAGGGCTATGCAAGTCACGTTCAGCATCTGCTTTCGGCCCTTTGTTTAGATGCCGCCGTTCAAGACAGTGATGCCGGTTTCCTGTTCGATCTGGAACCACACCTCTTTGATGGCGTCTTCCAAAATCTTGTGCGGGCGCACCAGTTCAAACCACATTTGCATCTTTCCGCCATCCAAGATGCGGTAGCGCAGGCGGGACGTGACGGCGTACTTGATGCCACCTTCGAGCACTGGGATACCAATGGTGAATTCCTCGGGCACTTGAATCTGGCCCTTGGCAGCGGTACCGCTGATTTCTTCCTCATAGGTCAATTGGTTCTGACCGTTGGACAAGCGAATGCCGCTGGCAAAGTTGACCTTTTTCTTGGCTTCGAGGGTGCGGCTGATTTCCAGCATGTCAGCGGCTGGCGGGATGGCGATGTCTGGCAGGTTGTCTTCGATGAACTGGGCAAATTCCTCTTGGTTCATCTTGCTTCCGCTCTTGGCCAGCCACGTCTTCCACTCGACAGACAAGGGGCATGCGAACACGGCCTTGTGATCTTTCCAGCCAGCGCCTGTGATTCCGTGGTCGTTGAACACGGCCAAGAAACCGGGGTTGTTGTAGTTGCCGTAGATGCGCGTGTTGACCACCGCTTCGGCTTTGACCAGAGCGACAAAGCTCTTAACGTCGCGCAGTGAGGTGGTACCGCGCTTGCGTGTAGGTGCTGACAGCATGCTTTCGAGGTCTTTGACCTCATAGCCTTCTGGCACAACGGTGTAGGGTGTCTCGCCGACAACGGAAGTGCCGACGCCAGACTGCGCCAAGGCAGCAATGGCCATGGCTTCGGTTGATTTATGGTCTTCTGAGTACATTGTGTTGCTCACTGATTTGGGTTAAACGTCCAGCGGCCCGATGGGAATCCGCTGGTCTTTTTCTTCGGGTTGGTGATCGGGGTGGGTCAAGTGCCGACCTTGCGCAGTTCGCCGGTTTCCATATCCACGGACTTGAGGCCGGAGAGTTGCATCTGGCGTGGGTCTTCGCGTTGCAAGTTGCCTTCGGGGCTCACGAACATGATTGAGCTACCGCGTTCTTCTTTGGGTGCGTTCAGCTTGATGTCGTCGAACACCTCAATCTGGCCGCCCTTGCCGGGTTTCAGCTTGACCTTGAGAGTCAGTTCGCCGACCTTGCCGGTCGATGAACATTTCTCGACGAGTTCATTGAGCCCGTTGGTCAAATCGTCGTTGAGGGTGCCGAAGCGAAGCGCATTCAGCGTGTCGGTAAATGGACGTGACATTTTGTTTTTCCTAATGGTGGTTGAGGGAAGGGGTGGGGTACTCGCTGCACTGGTTGCGCTGTGCCGGGTACCCCCAGCACACCAGAATCCGCTTTCCCCCTTCGTTCTTACTTAGCCCAAGGCGCAGCGCCAGCGGCGGGTGCGCTCCAAGGTGCGCCAGCGGCAGGTGCAGCAGCAGCGGCAGGCTGTTGCGCAGCACCCCAAGGCGCGGCACCGGCAGGGGCAGCACCTGCGACGGGAGCGGCACCGCCTGCGTTGACGGCTTCGTATTTCTTGATGACGTTGCCTTCGCGCTTACGGTCGTCAACCTCGACGGCCACCGTAATCATCAAAGGACGGTTGTGCAGTTCGGCAGAGTCGTTGGGCTTGATGACACCCACGGCGCGGCAGATCGCACCCAGTTCGCGCTGGGCGATGTCCACAGCGGTCTGGATGCTGTTGACCAAGTTCATGCGTGCCCACACCTTGCGGCCTTTTTGCGGGCCGTCCAGCACCTCGAAAGTCATCTGGAGGTATTGGCCTTGGCCGTTCTTGGTCGGTTTCATCTCCGACGCCGTGGCGATGACCACGTACTGACCTTCGGGCAGTGCGGAAAACTCTTGTTGTTCGGGGACGGTACTTGCGTCGAAGCCTTGTAATGAAGCCATTTTTTTTGATCCTTTCTTAGATCGGTGGTTGAGAAAAACTCGATTAAATGGGCGTGACTACGCCCGCGTGGTTAATGGTTGAGAAAAACTCAACTCAGGAGGCGGCAGAAGGCGCTGTCATCGCAGTTGTCATCGCCTGCGCAAAGGCTGCCCATGACAGTGGGGTGTCAGGGATGCCATAGCGGTTGCCAGCCACGTAGGCTGGGTGCGGGTTCAGGTGCAGCTTGCGTGCGCCATTGCTGATCGCCTTCACGTCCTTGTTCAGCTTGTTGGCTGGGTCAACTTGGCGGGTGAAGACTTCGTGCCGGGCGAAGCCGATGATGTCGGCCCACTCGTTGACCAAGGCGGTGGCACGCTTGTTCAGCTTGAGTGAGTAGGCGTCGTAGTCGTCGGCCAGTGATGGGTTCTTGACCTTGGTGACTTGCTCGTGAGCGATACAGATGATCGTCATCGACTTTTGATTGCGCAGCGCATCGAGGCCAGCAAAAAACTGCTTCCACAGGTCGTCGGCAAAGATGTAGCCCTTGCCGAAGCCGATATTTTCGATGTTGTCCACGCCGTTGTCGCGGCAAACCTTGTTCAGAATCAGCGGCTCTAGCCAGTCGAGCGAGTCCACGAACACGGTGGTGTACTCATGCGCCTCGGTGTAGAGCGTGGCCAATGCCTGCATGACGTTCTCGAACGTTTCAGCTTTCGGAAAGGCGGGCACGTCGATGTTGTCCAAGCCTTCTTCGGTGATGATGCCGATGGCTGCGGGGGCCGTGGCGGCAAACGTGGACTTGCCCACCTTGGGTGGTCCGTAGATCACGATCTTAGGGGCACGCAGGCGCTTGCCGCGTGTGATGGATGACAGATCAAATGCCATGGGATAACTCCTTCGTTCGTTCGTTAGATCGCTTTGTCAGCGGTGATGATGAGTGACGGTTCGACGTTGTGCTCGGGTGCGGTGTCCTCGACCGTCTGATAGCTCTTGGCGTTCTTGAGCACTGATTCCAGAAGAACCGTACCCATCTGGTGGGCTTGGCTGTTGGCGTCAATGGCCTCGCCAAAGTCAGCACCGACTTGGATCGTGCCGCTGGGTTCGTCTTCGATGAAGATGGTGACTTTGGCCATTACTCAGCCCTCAACAGTGCAGCGGTCAGAACCTTGTTGCGCTTCACAGCTTGGTAGCTGCGACGTGACCCAACGCACTTGATGGTGCCGGTGACGACGTACAACTGGGGCTTGCCTTCGGGGCTCATCTGGGGTTTGCCATCGGCACCCATGACGATCTTCTTCTTGGCTTGGCCGTTGTCGTACTCACGGGGATCGGCTGCGCAGAATTTTTGCTTTTACTGCTCTCATGCTTCTACTACTTTCACTTCGATGGCCGTCTTGGCCGGTTTCACTTCAATGGGTAAGAGGGCGTAAATCTCGGGCTCATTGTTTTGCAGCCACTTGACGCCTGTTTCGTCGAGTTCGGGCTTCATCTTCACGGGCCACAGGTTCTTGTCGATCTTGGTCTTGGCGATCTCCCACAAGTCCCAGTCCATCTTGCGACTGAGCTTGCCGGTGACGGTGACCTTGAACCCGTTTGCGGCAACGGTCTTGGAGCCTTCGTCACGCTTGCCGGTCAGCAGAATGATTTGTTCTTCGATGGCGGTGCGCTGCTTGTGGGCAGCCGCCTCGGCTTTCTTGGCGGCAAGCCATTCAGCCGATAGTTGTTCGATGGTCTTGGGCGTGTCAGGCATGCGCCTTCTCCTGACTTGGATGCACCCATCCAAAGCGTGCCCATGTCGCTTGCACGTTCGTGTGTGCCGCTGGGGTGTAAACAAACCGGGGGTCGTGCAGCGGGATTGCTGGCACGGTCGGCTTGGTGGCGTTCAATAGCATCGGTTCGCTCCTTTGGTTCATAGTTGAGAAAAACTAAACAAGGTTGCGACTATATCGGAAATTGAGGAAAACTCAATGCGACAGTAAAAAAAATGCGATCAGTTGCTTTCACGCAACAGACCGCCAAATGCTCAATGAAGAATGCGACGCATGGTGACTTCGGTGACGCGTCCAATGATCGTCACGCCGTCTTCAAGTCGGTATGACGGGTACCGCATGTCATCGGCAATCAACAATGAGTCATTGCCTTCGCGCACGAATTTACGTAACACCGGCTCGCTCGCTTTACCCACAGAAGCCATGACAATTTGACCCGGCTCGATGTTGTGTGCTTTAGACACGATGGCATAGCAACCCGTTGGGCATGCACTTGAGAGAGCGTCGCTAGACACGAGAATTGCCGCAGCAGTTTGTGGTGGATACGCCACAGCAGTTTGCAGTATTTCGGTCACTTCTTCCCAGTGCCAGCGCACTAGCGACGAGGGGGTGACGACGGGCACAGTCCACAGCGGTGGGGCTGACTTTGAGCGTTGCTGGAGAGGCATCTTTGATTCAACGCCTAGCAGCCAATCGGTGCTGACGTTGAACCACTTGGCCAACTCGGCAAGGTCGCTGGCGCTTGGCTCTGTCTTGCCTGATTCCCACAGGTTGATTGCACTGGGCGACAGGTTCATGCGCTTGGCCACGTCGCGCTGAGTGATGGCTGGTGTGATGGCACTGCGTGCAGCCCGCAGGCGCTGGGCAAGAGTTGATTTCATTCGGTACCTCGTTCGTTCGTTAGGGGACCACCTTACTTCTTCGTCAAGAAAAAAACAACCTTGAATGAATAGATGATTTACACTAACATTGAGTTTTTCTCAATTTATTCAAGTGGAACATGACAAAAAATCAATTAGTTAGCTCGGACTCGCCCGTTGGGTTCACCGTCGTCGGGGTCGTCGCATTGGCCGGGGGCGGCGGTGCCGTGGCCAAGAAGTGCGGCATCAGCATCCAGACCGTCACCAAGTGGGGGCGACGAATCCCCGACCGTCATGCGCAAACCGTAGCCGTTATGGCGGGGCTTCCGCTCGAAGTCGTCCGTCCAGACCTCGTGCAACGAGGGCACGCAGAAGCAAATATTTACGTAGGGAAATTGAAATGAATCTACTCACAGAATCGGTCGAACTGCTGGCGCATGTGTACCAAGACGGCCCACTGAGCATGGCGGGCTTTAAAGACGCCTTCCCCAAGCTGAACAACCACTCGCGCCGCATGTACGACATGCTGGGTCAAGGGTTGGTGCGTCGCGTGAACGGCATGTTCGTTGTGACCGAAAAGGGACGCGACTTGCTCGCCGCTGAGTCACGTGTGACCACTGCCATTGCTGGAAAGCGTGATTTCGAGGCCAAAGGACATTACACCGCCACGCGCACAGCACCCATGCGCCCCGGCGCAGAAGATCACTTGCAAATCCCTAGCTTGATCGGTGGTCGGCGCGTCTACCGCAAGGACTCAGGACGTGCGTAAGCGTTCTTCCTATCGTCCCAAGGGGGTTCGCTTGGATGCGGTGAGTTGGGTAATTGGAGGTGTGCAAACACTTCGCTCACTCAAGGACGAGTACCTGTTGCTTGTCAGCAAGAACCACGCGGCCATGGATGAACTGGCCAAGGGCCACGGTAACCGTGACCACATCGACATCGTGATTGCCGCGCTGAACATGACAGAGGCGCTTTACCGGGTGCGTGCCACGCTTGGAAAGGACTGGGCGACAGAGATTCGCGCCGGTCAGGATGCGCTGCTCACCATGACCAGACGTGGCATTGCCCGTGAAGATCGCTTCGTGTTCACCGGCCCTGAGTTGCACGCCGTCAACGTGGCGCTCGAAGTCCACGACGAACAGCTAAACCAGTGCACGGTCGCCGAACTCGACTCGGCGATCAAGGTCGTCAAAACGGTGGTTGAAAAGAAACAGGCTCGCTCAATCGAGCCATCAAAAAGGGAAGCATTATGTGGATCGGATTTGTAATCGGTTTGTTTGTCGGGGTTTGCATGGGTGTCTTCCTCATGTGCCTGTTGCAGATGGCGCGTGACCCCTTCGACGTTGAGGGGTGCACGGGCGACTGCGATCAGGGGCGCAAGTGCACTTGCGTGATGGGTCTGCGTGCCATGAAGGAAGCCGACTTCGACATGGCGCATGGCATCAATGAGGTGCATCCATGACATGCCATGTCTGCGCGATGCTGACTAAACTCCGCAAAACGAAATAGCAGTACATGATTCCAGCATCACGAGCAGAGGCCAAGCGCCTCAATGTCACAAGGTACTTCACTGGGTTGGCATGTAAAAACGGACACATAGCGCAGCGCATCACTGGCAGTGGTTCTTGCGTTGAGTGCCGCAGCATCGCCAAGAGAGCCAAGACGGAAGCAAATCGCGCTCACGCTGGTCTTTCTCCGCGCTACCAGCCGGTTGATCCAGCCGACCGAAAACGCCACTTCGCAGAGTACAAGCGGCAGTGGTTTGAGAAGAACAAGGAACGGACGCTCAAGAGAATTGCCGACTGGGCAGGGAATAACACGGAGCGTGTTCTGGCAGCAAAACGCCGGTACCGAGAAAGACACCCAGTTGTTGATCGCGTCAACACGGTTAAGCGGCGAGCGGCCAAGTTGAGCTCAACACCGAGTTGGGCAGATCACAACATCATCAAGTTTTTTTACACCACTCGTGCGTACATCAGCATGGAAACAGGGCAGCAGTGGCACGTCGATCACATCATCCCTCTACGCGGTCAGCGTGTGAGCGGACTACACACACATCACAACTTGCGGGTCATCCCAGCAGTAGAGAACATGAAAAAGGGAAACCGCTTTGAGTAACGAAGAAAAAAAAGAATCGGTGTTCGAGCAGTTCGCGTGGAAGTTTATCGAGCGGGGCATAAGCGTAGTGCCAATTGCGCCGGGTTCAAAGAAGCCCGGCCAATGGTCACAGGAGCATGGCTGGCGCGGCATGGGCGACTGGACACGCTTCGCCAAGCGTGTTCCCACTGACATTGAGTTGGAGCATTGGTATGCGTGGCCAGACGCTGGCATCGGCGTAGTGCTGGGCGAGGTGTCGAACCTCACTTGCTTGGACAAGGACTACGACATCCCCAACGGTGGAAATGACGCGCTGCAAGCGATCATCCCGTGGAGCCCTATCGCAAAGAAGGGGGAGAAGGGGTGGACTCGGTTCTACCAGTTCAACGGTGAACGCTCGTGCAGCTTTGACGTAGGCGGTGCGCGTGTGTTGGATGTGCTGGCCGAAGGCCGCCAAACCGTGATCCCACCAACAGTTCACCCAAGCGGGTGCAGTTACGTTTGGATCACCGAGGAATCTCTGGACTCGATTCTGACCACCAACGAACTGCCTAAGCTGCCCAGCGACTTTTTGGAACAAGTGGCTCGCGTGCTGGCTCCGTATCAGACAGAGCCAGACATCAAGCACCAGAAGAAGACGACCGCGCCACGGGATGACGCCGACCGCATTGACACGTCGTTGTCGATTCAGGGTGAGTATTTCAGGGACTTAAATCGCGCCGCTCTTGATCGTTTGGACGAGTGGGTACCCAAGATCATCCCAACTGCCAAGACTCACAACGATGGATACCGCTGCGTCGCAACTTGGCGCGGCGTGAAGAATCCAAACGTTGGCATCAATTCGGCTGGGATTCGAGACTGGGGCGGTGGCTATGGAATGACGGCAACAGATTTGGTCATGTACGCCAACGGCCTGACGTTCCAAAAAGCGGCAGAGGCACTGCGTGCATGCCTAGCACTCAACGAGCCAGCACCCATCAACATGACGGTGGGTGGCAGCAAGGCCGCACCGGCACCCGCACCCAGCACGCCGGTACCGACGCCCCCGATCACGCTGCCATGGCTCAAGCCAGCGGCACCGGTAGCACCCGTGATGCTGCCGCCAGACACCAGCTTCGATCCAGCACCGGCCATCCCCGCGTTCATCACGAACCCACCGGGCATACTGGGCGAAGTCGCACGCTGGATCACGGCCACGGCTCCAAAGCAGC